CTCCGGCTTATCAGCCTCCGCAGCAGCCTCCGGCTTATCAGCCTCCGCAGCAGCCTCCGGCTTATCAGCCTCCGCAGCAGCCGCAGCATCCTTTCGGGGTAGCTACTGGCCTACCGCCCACAAGCGCAGCGGTTGATGAAATGCTGGACAAATTGGGATAACGCAATGGCTCGTTTAAAGACCCTGGCCGTATCGACGCGGGATATGTTTAACATAGACCCGCGCGCCATCCAGATAGAGGGCGGGTTTAACGTTCGCGACTTTTCGCTGGCGGAAAATATCGAACACGTTGCCAGATTGAAAGAATCTATTCGCCTGGGAGGGGTTAAAACCCCTCTTACGGTGCGCTTGGTGAACGATGTTGTTTATCTCGTGGACGGCGAGTCGCGCCTACGTGCCGTGGACGAATTGCTTGCCGAAGGTGTCGAAATACTCTCCGTCCCGTGCCAAACCACGGATCGCGGAGAGAACGACGCCGAGAGAGCGATCAGTATGTTGGATCGCAACGAGGGAAAGCAGTTTAATATGCAGGAACAGGGAATCCTGTATAAGCGCATGCTTGGCTACGGTTGGAACATGGCACAAATTGCCAAGCGCGCAGGTCGTTCAGCCACCCACGTGGGTAACTGCATAACTTTGTTGGAAGCTCCTTCTCTTATTCAGCAGTATATGCGTGAGGGTTTGGTGGCTCCTTCAACAGTTGCCAAGCTTATGTCTAAGGGTGGCGGCGAACAAGTCGCAGAAGCTATAACTAATGCGGTAAGTACCGCCAAAGCAGAGGGCCGTAAACGCGCGACAAATACACAGATCGCGGTGCCGGTAACAACCGCTGAACTTGCCGCCGAGATGGGGGTACAACCCCAATCTGAGCCTGCCGTACTACATTTGGGGCTGGATACTGAGGCCATTGATTACCTTGTAGCGGTGTTGAAATACATTGCTGCGGGTCACGCCGAAAAGCCCGAGGCGGCGGCGCGTGAGGCTCTTATTCAGGTGGACCTTTGGAAGGAGCCTAACACGCAGATGGTCGTCACAAACGGCCTTGCTGCCCCAGAATAAAGCATGGCAAGATGAATGAATTAACCAAACGGATCGATGCGACACGCCTAGCCGCTGGCTTTTCTATAACGAATATGCAGCAGTGGTTGGGTGCCGCTTACTCGTCGGTGTATTCCTGGTGTAAGGGCACCATCATACCCGAAGACTATAAGACCGAGCAGATCGAGGAACGACTGAATTGGCTGGACAATGCGATACAGGAGAAGCAGCTACCGCTACCATTATCGGTCGGGCCAAAGGAAAAGAAGAGACTTATAACAGCGCTGCGCGATCAATATAATGAGCGCACCAGCAACGAGTCCAAGGCTTGAAGATTTTTTAGCATATATACTGCCCGAACAGGGAGTATATATTGCCGCCTATAAGAAACCCGATGAAAAATGGATGGGGCAGGTTACCGCCCCAAGCATAGTAGTACTAGCGGATACTATAAGGGAGCGTGCTGCGCACGGCGAAGATACTTATTTCGCCTGTGCCGCATATAACGGCGTACCCAACACCCGCGTAGATACCCAGGGTAAATCTCACATAGAATACAGGACAGTGCCCCAGATTGTGGGCATTCGTTCTCTATGGTTGGATATTGATGTAGGTGATAACAAGGGGTACGCGACCCTTGCTGACGCCTGGGCTGCTTTTAGTGGGTGGCTGCAGCGCTACGGGCTGCCCATGCCCACGCTTGTAAATAGCGGCTATGGCATGCACTGCTATTGGCGGCTAGACCGAACTCTTTCTTACGAAGAATGGCATGGGTTAGCGGGTCGCCTCAAGCAGCTTACGTTCGATGGTGGCCTGGAGACAGATACCACGCGCACGGCTGATGGAGCTTCGATACTACGGCCACCGGAGACCTGGAATTTTAAGCGCGGTGGGCAGGCTCCCGTGGTGTGTGGGCCACTGGAGCCCCCCGTAAGCGTTGAGTGGTTATCCCAGGTACTGCCCGCCGCTATACCGACGCGCACTGTTTCACGTGAAACACTCGCGGCAAATGACCCGTTTACTAACATACATGAGGAGATACCGTCGTTTGCTGCAGAGGCAGCAAAAAGCTGTAACTGGTTGCGTTTTGTCGGTACAGAGCTTCGGGGTAATGTTGAGGAGCCCCTATGGTATGCCATGCTAGGGCTGCTCGCGTATGCGCGCGATGGTGCGCAGATGGCACAGGCTTGGTCCATAGGGCACCTTGGGTACGACCCAACAAACACATATAACAAAATGATGCAGGCTATGTCTCGGCAGACAGGCCCCACAACGTGCAGCGCTTTTCAAGATAAGTGGCCCGCAGGGTGCGCAGGCTGCCCACATCGGGGCGCTATAAGCACACCCCTGCAACTAGGGCGACGCACAGCGCAAGGTGCGAGGGTTCAGGTGGCGACACAGCGTTCGGATATGCCGTCGCTTCCTGCCGCTCGTTTGCTGCCTTACGGCCATAGTTGGGGCGTTAATGGTGCTCTGCTTATCAGCGGGCACGATGATAACGGCTTGCCTACTCTTAGGCAGATTTATAACTACCCGCTCTATGTAGAAGCTTTGCGTACCGGAGAAGTTAGCAACATAGCCTACGCGTTTATCAGGCATTTTGCTCCGTATGATGGGTGGCGCGGGGTTAACTTTCCTGCGGGTGACCTGACAGCCAAAGAGTCCGTGCGCATGCTCGGAAATCAGCACATCGAGGTTATGGGGCCAAACGCGCGTGACTTTGGTACCTACCTAGCGCGCGCCAAATCTAACTACAAAGATCGGCGGTCTACAGCCCTGCAGCACGAAACTTTCGGTTGGAAAGATAACAGCTTTTTGATTGGCCACACCCTGATCATGAACGGCGTCCACGGCAAGGCGGGAGTAAGCGAGGAGCTTGAACGCTATGCGGAGAAACTGTACTGCAGGGGCACCCTTGCAGCGTGGAGCAAGGCTGTTCAGCCACTTTTTCGCAGCGGCTATGAGTATCAGGCTGTAGCGGTTCTTGCATCGCTGGCAGCGCCCCTTATGCGATTCGCGCCCTATCCCGGCACTGTCTACTCAGTCGTGCATCAGGAAAGCGGCAAGGGCAAAACGCTCAGCGCCGAGGTTGCTAACTCGGTATGGGGCGCAGATAAAGTTTTATGGGTAAGCCACCGCGACGAGCAGATTACAAGCGGCGACACTATTAAGGCGCAATATCGTGTGATGTCGCTGCTTAAATCGCTACCCGTTATTATCGACGAGATGCGTGAGATAAACCCCGAGAAACTGCGCGGCTGGATTCTGGCTTTTACAGATGGAAGCCCGCGCAAGACCTTGACCAAAGATGGCGTCCTGCGCGGCCTCTCCGGGGGTTGGCAGACAATAATGCAGACTACGTCGAACAAGTCCATCGTCGATATCGTTACCGTTAATAACGATCCGGCTGCGGCAAGCCGTGTGTTTGAAGTCAATGCAAGCCTGCCGCCTGATGCTGATGCGGTGGCAGGTAACGCTATACGCAGCGGTGCAATGGACAATCATGGCTGGGCTGGACTGACGTTTATGGAAAAGCTCTTGGAGCCCGCGACATTGTCGCAAGCAGAGCAGCGAGTTGCTGAACTTGTCGAGGAGCTTACAACCGAACTGCAGGCCGTGCGTAAAAATGTGGGTGGTGGTGATCGTTACATAGCCTCATTTCTGGCGGTGATGATAACAGCAGGAGAGCTTTGCAATAAGTTTGGGTTGCTTACATGCGACACAAAGCATCTTCGTTTATGGGCACTGTCGCAGTGGGGTCAGCAGCGCGCTCAAATCGAATACGCGCGGCATGACACCCTGGAAAATCTAGGCGCGTTTATTCGTGAACACTGGCTGTCCACCCTATCGATAGAATCAGAGGGCAAGCCTAACGAAGGCGTAGTTCCTTTGCGTGAGCCCGTTAAAATGCCGCTTGTGATAAGGCACGACAAGAAAACAGGCATTATGTCGGTAGACAGAGCCACCGTACAAAAATGGTGCTTACCGCAAAACATTCATTTTCAGGGATTTTTGCAGGACCTGTTTGACAAGGGGGTTATCATCGACAGAAATGCGAAAAAGAATCTGGGTGCTGGGACATTGTTTAAGTCAGGGGGACAGGCGCGAGTTCTGGTCATAGATACCATGCACCCGCTTATGTCGGGCATGCTGCGCAGCATAGAAGACGCCCCACCGCAGATGCAGGACACAGAAGAAACAGTTGCTAAAAGCCGATAAAGCTGATAAATTAATTGGTATGAAACAGACACTACCGCGCGCCGGTTACACTGGCAGAAAAGCTGTTCTGGTCGATCTGGACGGAACAATAGCCGATTGCAGCCATAGGAGGCAGCATGTTGAAAGCAAGCCAAAAAACTGGAAAGCGTTCAACGCATTAATGCACTTAGATGCCCCTATAAACCCAATACGTTCACTGGTTTCTATGCTGCACCAAGCCCATAACATTGTGATTATATGCACTGGGCGCGAATCTGTTTACAGGCAGGAAACCGTACAGTGGTTGATACAGCACAAAGTCGCGTGGCATTTTATGTTGATGCGCCACGAAAAAGACTATCGCGAAGACCCTATCGTCAAAAGCGAAATGCTCGATTCCATCCTTGAAGCGGGCTATGATCCCTGGCTCGTCTTGGATGATCGGCAGCGGGTTGTCGATATGTGGCGCGCTCGCGGCTTGACTTGTCTGCAGGTCGCTCCCGGAGACTTCTGATGCGCTACCACGACCCGAAACGCCCGACTTTTGTTAACGGCAGGCCATGTTGGCTTGGCACGCAGATAGCACTTCCCGAACTGAACATATACCCCAGGCATGATGGCCTGTGGGAAGTGCGCATTATGATCGGAAAGCCGGAAGGCAGCTACTGGGCGCAGCGCTACCTTACGGCTGACCAGTTGGTGCCATTCATGCTGTGTTGGGAGCAAGACCCAGAATCCACCCGTGAGCGCGTTTTCAAGGAGCCTCTAAATGTCTAGCTACCACGACCTGCATATCACCACGAGTTTTATTCAGCGTACCAGCATATTTAACTTGCCGTTCAGTCTGGAAGTAACCTGCAGCCGCGTGGCGGGCTGCAGGTTACTTCCAGTTGTTTTTCATGCCATGGTCGTCTATCGGTCAGGACACCCGGTTCTCAACCGGACAAGCGGGGTTCGACTCCCCGTCGTGGCACCAGGATAAAGGAAAAGATACATATCTCCGCGTGGACCCAAATGGATGGGCACGAGTCTACGAAGCTTGGTTATGGAGGTTCGAATCCTCTCGCGGAGGCCAATATTGGGGGTTCTTCTAATCGGCAGGAAACCCGGCTCTGACCCGGCCAATCTAGGTTCGACCCCTAGACCCCCAGCCAATACGCCATGTTCGTCTAACGGTCAGGATACCCGCCTTTCAAGCGGTCAACAGGGGTTCGACTCCCCTACGTGGCACCAGTTACGGTTTTGTGATCCAGGGTAGTTCTGCTGGTAGGGCGGGCGGTCCTTGAAATCGCTTATCGCAGGTTCGATTCCTGCCCCTGGAACCAAACCGAAATATTTTGTTGAAAACGTGTTTTTCCTGTTGACAGAAAAAATTATCAGGATTATCATAAGGACCATGAACACAACGCCTCACACATCGAGCCGATTACAGGCCGGTAAAATTACCCACAGAGATACGGTCATATCCGTGTCATTGTCGGCGGCTTTGTGCCTTAGCGGGACAAGCTGGGGGCTGAATACGGGCAATCCGTATAGTGTCCATGACGGAGGTTCGGTACTGTAAAAAGTTCCGAAATAGGTTTCGCAAGAGCCGCCTCCCGATAAAACGGAGAGCGGCTTTTTGTTGCCCGAGGGACGAGAGTCTCTGGGCGAATTGACTGGTAGGCGGCACGTATTTGCCCCCTGGTTTCCAGCGATTTTCGAACCGAACGCGACGTGCCGCGTATCAATGGCACGTACTATTCTTGGTGGACGGGCTGGGCAAGAGTGAGCCTAACTGACTGTAAATCAGCCGTTAATCTGTGAGGGTGCAAATTCCTTCCCCGTCCACCAAGAATAGAGATACGCCCGTGGCGTAGAAAAGGGTTACTTCTCGCACCTGCGAGGGAAGCATATGGCATGCGCTCAGCCCACAAGCTGAGAGACAGGGTTCGATTCCCACCTGACCGTTACTCTCTTCGCTTTTCCCGGGCAGCTAAAACGTCGGTGGCGTATGGCTGGGGTTACTTCATGGAGAACAACACCCCTGCCGCCTTTTCCCCGACTACGCGGGTGTAATTCAGTGGCTAGAATATCTCGTTGCCAACGAGACTGTCGCCGGTTCGAGTCCGGTCGCCCGCTCCAATTCAAGAGACGAGAGCCTGTGCGGGTCTCACAGACTTCCGGGTAGGGGAGCAATTCTCTGGCATGGGAACATGCTGGCGAACCCCTCCCGGTCGCACACAGGGTAGCCCCGAAACGGGGAGCAACTAACACGAGGCGTCGATACACGCCTACTCGTCAACGTTCCGTAGTACAACTGGATAGAACACGGCCCTCCGAAGGCCACGATCCCCGTTCGAGTCGGGGCGGAACGACCAATTTGTTATAACAGCGTGTAGCTCAGTCTGGCTTAGAGTACCTGACTTGGAATCAGGGGGTCGCAGGTTCGAATCCTGTCACGCTGACCATTATGCATTCGTAGGGGAGAGGCCGTCCCCGCTGCCCTGTCACGGCGGAGAACGCGGGTTCGAATC